CTTTTTTTCTTATTTTGGCTGCCTCGTAGTAATTCATCTAATTTTTCTCTCGTTCTGTTTCTGTTTTAGTTTCTGATTCTCTTCCTCAATATATTGTATCAACATTGAGACATATATGTCTCTTTCCCACGGTATCATATTCTCAAGTTCCGTTAGGGAATACTTATGATGTTGTATCAAAGAGAAATTAGTTTTATAATAATTTCTCAGGTTATCATGCCCAAATATTAGCCGAAAAAACTTTCGAGCCCTTCAACATCAAGTTTGTGTTCAAAGCCACAGCGTGAACACTTCATTTCAATTTTCTTTTCAAGTTTTGGAAGATTCGCAAAGAAGTCTTCAATCTTAGCAAACTGCTGTTGATTTAGACCTTCAATAAATTCTACTAACTCTTCTGTTGTTGTTTCTTTTGCATAATAGAATTGTTCACCGTCAAAGATATACTCGACAGATTCTGCAATCATTTCAAATGCAATGTCTGAAACATCAGACAGTTTCGATAACTTGTTAATCACAGAGAACTCTGGATACTTCAATTTGATTGAGATTGTATCTGTGAGTTGAATAACATCATTGTTCTCTTTGACACCTTCAATTTTGATATCAAGTAGATTGAGTGATGTTTCCATGATATTGCCACATGCAGAACCATCAACTTGATTGTCACAACGGTATTTGTTCTCAACAATCTCACCAACAGACCTAGCACGTAGGTTTAGAAAATAAAATTCAACATCGAGAACTGGAAGTTTCTCAATGTCAATGTTCTCTGTCACAGTACAGTTATTTAAAACTTGTTTGACGTTTTGTTCAATTGATTTAGAATCACCTGATTCCATTGCCATTAGCAAGTTCTTTTGTTCTTTCACAAGGAAAGGTCTAAAGCGAACATGCTTCTTTGATAACGGTAAATCCAATTCATAAATCGGTGTATCGATTTTTGGTAAAGCCATAATTTATTTCTCCTTATTATCCTCTAAAATCACCCAAGTCTATACTTGCTTGTATCTCTGCGGCTGTTCTTAATTCTGGCGTTGATCTAAACAACGAATCTGCAATCGTATTCTCCAGAAAATCCATTGCAAGAGTTTCTAATGAATTATCACGCCAGCTTGTGTACGCAAAAGTGACAGTAACTTTATGATAGCCATCGGCTGACCAATTTAAATCCATTCCATTTACAGCAATCGGATATGCATCAGCCAAATCAACAGAATATGAAACTTTATTTTGAACATCATACTGATTGATTCTAAGTCCAACAGAATAATCTTTTTTGTATTTGACATTGTAGCTGGTGTTTGGATTAATCCAGTTAAGCCATGCATCGAAGAATTTCTTTTCTTTCATGTCATCAGACACAATAAAAGTGAGTGACAGGTCATTGTATGATGACATGTATGGGAATTTCTCCTCGACACCATAAATCTTCATTGATGTTGTGGCAATTGTACGACCTGGCAACTCTGCGTTCTCACAACGCATCGTGAGCATTCTTGATGTTCCACGATAAGGAACAAGTCCAAGTGGAACTGGAATGTTAACATCAAACTTGCTTGGTCTTGCAAGTTCTTTTGAAAAACTGGATTTGAATTCTGCTATTGAGCCGGCCATTAGTACACCTTACTGTTTGCTTCTTCTATTGATTCTTTGTGAACTTGTGAAATTGGTGCTTTCATAAAGTTCGCAGTCGGTAAAAATAGTGCTGTTTCCCATTCTCCTGGTTGCACTGTTAGAATCTTAGACTTAATTTGCGTATTCAAATAGTGTTTTATGCAAGGTCTAAATTCTTTATATCTTTGTGTGGCTGCCAAAATTTCATACGTTATTTGTAATCGTTTTGGTTCATTGTCTGCATTCACTACAGCAAGTCCCATCAATTTATCGAGAAATGCGGCACGATATTTTGGTGGTAAATAATGCAGATTCAACCCAATAAAGCCGTCATCTTTCTTTTTGAGTGGAATCACCAAAGGAAAGATATCATAATAAGGTAGTTCCCTTTTAGTGAGTGGATCATAGAAGAAGTGGTATAGACCACCCATCTGAAACACACCACCTTGTCTTGATTTCTCTTTTGCAATCTCTTTAGCCAAAGACATCGGAGACTTCAAATTTTTAATTCTATCTTGTAACCATGTGACTGATTTTCTGGACAAGAAATCTTGTTCCAGAGCAGTCTTTTGTTGAGCAATTTGGGTTAGTGTTGAAGCCATCCTCTATTTAGTCTAGAAGCGGTAAGCAATTAAATCGTAGTTATCGATAAAAGTTTTATATCCAAGTTGTTCTAGTTTCCAACGCATCCACACAGTTTTTGTATAGGTGATGTGTGCAACCTCAATCTTGTAAATGTCTGCGGTCAGACCTTGTTCCAAGAGTTGCATGAAGATGTTATAATCATAGCCCTCGGTGTCAATCTGAATGAAGTCAAATTGTCTACCATACTTTTCAAATAGTTTTGGTATTGTGATACCAGCAACAGTTTCGGCAACCATGTGTGGTACAATTTCACTGATGTGATTGTCCGGTAGCATTGTGGAACAACCTTCAGCCCAATCTGGAACACCATCAACACCAATCTTTTCTGTCGGAACACGATAAATCGTCACTTCTTCTGTATCAGCAATGGCAGAATTCTCAAACTTTAGTCCATCTTTGAGTGAATAGTTTTCGACTAATTTATCAAACATATCAGGAAGCGGTTCAACAAGAACACCAGTCCAGTCATAACTCATTACATAAGGATACAAATCATCATGCTTGACACCATCCATGGCACCAATTTGCAAGAAGTGAACTTTTTCATTTTTGATTCTGTTGTACTGGTTTAAAATCTCTTTGAATGTTTTTGGTTGTGTTGGTTGCGTCTTAGTAAGCCACTCAAGTTCTCTACGTTCAGAATTCTCGGTATACCAACCAGTACCTTTAGATAGATTGATAATGGACTCAAAGTATTCTTTGTACATACCACCAATCTTTTTGAAATTGTAATTTTGTTCTGCCCAATCACGGCAAGCACGTGGTGAAATTGTATCAATATTCTTTGCCGCCCATAAGAATTGTTCAAATGTACGACAACGGAAGCCAGTAACTCCGTGTTGTACTGTTTCAGTAAATGCACCCCAATCAACTGTGATGACTGGTGTACCAGATAACATAGCCTCGATTGCTACGTAACCGAAAGGTTCATTGTAGATTGTTGGACAGAATAGGCCTTTAGCACCAGCCATAAGTCTCTTGCGTTTCTCTACGTCAGCATAACCCACATATTCAACGTGTGGTGGCCATTCATCACCTAAGTTACAGTCTTTTGGACCAAAACTTGTACCAGCAAGAACCAGTTTGACACCTAGCTTTTCACAAACTTGTGAAGCAATGTCGATACCTTTTGACCAGACCATACGACCGCACATCATAAAGTAATCTTCTTTATTTTCTCTGAATTCAAATTCATTCAGATCAAAACCTGAAGGAATAGCGGCATCATAGAATTTATATTCAGCAGTCGATACTTTTTCTGGTCCCTGTAGACCATGCATCACGGCATAAGATTCATATACTTTGTATGGTGCAAATGATGATGGGTAACCGATTGATGGCTCAACACAGAGCAGGTCTGAATGTGCATCACAGACAGGTTTCTGAGCAAGACCAAAGAAGCAGAGAATGATATCGTGTGGTTGCTTTCGTTTAGCAATCTCTTTAATACAGTTTGCATTAAATGTTTGAAAAACCTCATCGGTTTGATTGTATCGGAGACCTTGATTCTTCCAGTCATAGATTCCGTAAACTTTTTCATTCTGTTCACGTGTACTGACAGTAACATGTTCATCACATATAACATCAGAGTCATCACGACCATAATGAATGACATGCATTCCCATGTCTTTGTACATTTTACAGAAATTAATCACCTTTTGAGTAAACGCACAAACGGTGTACTCCTTTGTCGATGCCGTGTGTGGAACCGACAACACATGTAATCTAATCATTTCAATCCTAAATCATGTTCAGTTAATACTTTAAAAGTCCAGCCACGGTCGAGACAGAACTCAGTTGCGGCTTTCCACTTTGCTTCATTGATGCCCCAAGTGACAACCTCTTGTATGTATTGCTTGGTGACCTTCTTCTTTTTCTCTGGTGGTTTTGTCTGTTTTGCAGGTTTTACTTCCAGAATCATCACCCGTATTGTATCATCTTTTTGCTTAACTTTCACGTAAA